AGGGCGTCGGCCTGATCGCCTACGAGATGGACTACCACACCACCAGTCCCGATACGACGGTGGCGGGGATCAACCATCTCCTCGGCGGCTCGGCGATGCCGAAGGCCGCGGTCGGGTTCACCTGTGGAGGCCTGCCGTTCTGGTCGGACTGCTTCGTGGCCCGCGATGGGAGTGCTCGGCCAGGCGCTCCGTCGCTGAACCTCGGCGCCGCATCAACCTCCGGTAACAACATTGCGTCGCAGTATGCGCAGTGGAACTACTTCGACAGCAATGGCGCCCGCCAACTGTGGAAGCTGGGCTCGCGATCGGACGGCGTGTTCAACATCAGCTCGACCTCCGGCAGGCCCCTCAACATCGATGCGCCTCTCTACGCCCAGCGCGTCTACACCACCGAGGGGACGCCGACGCTGACGAACTGCGGCAGCGGCGCTACCCTGGCCGCAGGCAGTACGGACCGGGGAGGGGCGGTAATTCCTGGTACAGGCGCCACAACCTGCACTGTCAATTTCGCTACCCCGTATGCCAACGCGGCGTTCCCAACAGCAACGCCCGCGTACAACATCGGATCTGCGTATTATTATATCGCCGCGCAGAGCAAGAATGGATTTCAGCTTTCATGGTCTGCCGCCGCTTCCGGCCAAGCGTTCAACTATATAGTGGTTGGTAATTGATTTTATCGAACAGAGATCAATAATGCTCCGCGCCCTCCCGCTCCTTGCCTGCTTGCTCGCCTCCCCGGCCCTCGGGCAGACCGCCTCGGCGCCACCGGCGCCGCAGAGCCCGACGCCGATGCCGTTCGTGCGGGCCTCGCGGAGCCCCTTCATCCTGCCGGCGACGACCACGCCGCAGCAGTACATGGTCACCCAGCCCGTCGGCTCGACGACCTATCGGGGCTATAACCCCTGCGCCAATGCGGACGTGCGGGTCATGTCCGTAGCGCCGCTGGAGCCGATCGCGACGCAGCCAGTCACGGTCAACGGCAAGACGCTCCCGGGCGTGCTGCGGGTGACGTCGAAGACCGAGACGATCGACGAGTTCTCCGGCACTCGGCTCGGCCGCGGCCCGGAGACCCTGGGCAGCGCGAGCAATCCGAACGGCGGCCAGGACCGGATTATCTCCATCGTCCTGGTGCCGATCCCGGGCTATGCCGCCGACCTCACCGGCGTGACGTGCCTGTACGAGCATATGTACGGGAAGGGCTCGTGATGCGTGTCGCGCTCGCGGTTTCCGCCCTCCTCCTGGCGAGCCCGGCGCTCGCTCGGATGCCAGGACAGATCGGACCGCCCGGCATGCAGGGCGAGCCTGGGCCGAAAGGTGATGCCGGCCCCAAGGGTGACCAGGGCCCACAGGGCGCAGCCGGGCCGAGAGGGGCAGATGGCGCACAAGGACAGCCTGGCGCGACAGGCGCAGCCGGCAAGGATGGCGCCCCGGGCGCCGCTGGTGCTCAAGGAGCCGCTGGACCGACCGGCCCCACCGGGCCTGCTGGTGTCACCGGCCCGCCCGGGCCCACCGGCGGCCAGGGTGCAGCAGGAGCAACGGGCGCGACTGGTGCGCAGGGACTGAAGGGGGACAAGGGCGATGTGGGCGCGACCGGTGCGCAAGGCCCCAAGGGTGATCCCGGCATCCAGGGGATTCCGGGGGCGGCGGGCGCGATGGGCCCGACCGGCGCGACAGGATCTGCAGGCGCTGCTGGCGCAACAGGAAGCGCTGGTCAGCAAGGCGCGACCGGGCCGCAAGGGCTGACCGGCCCCGTCGGCCCCACTGGTCCCCAGGGCGCTACCGGCGCGCAGGGCGCCACGGGGCCGACGGGCCCGAAAGCCTCCACCCTTGTCTGCAGCGCGACCATCGCCGAGACCATGCTGGCGGCGGTGTCCTCCGGCATCCGCACTGTCCCGGGCATCGCCTGCACCGGGGTGCTCGCGACCGATGTGCTGGAGGTCTACCCGACCGCGCCCGGCACCTTCCCGGCGGGCTACGCCGTCCACCATGCGCTGCCGACGGCCGCCGGCCAGTTCAAGGCGGTCATCAGCCAGCCGGGACTCGCCCTCGGCGCCTCCTACTCGATCCCCGTGGCCGTCTACAGCGTGAATCGATGACCCTGACCGTCCTCACCGCGGCCACAGAAAAGCGCCTGACGACGGTCGAGCGCGCCCGAGCGATGCTCGGGTTCGCCGCCGCGGACGACATCGCGGTCGGCATGATGCTCGACCAGGCGTCCAGCCTGATCGCCCAGTTCTGCCGCCGGCCGTTCGGTGTGGAGACGCTGCGCGAGCGCCCCTCCCTGCTGCGCGACTGCGGCGGGCTGGTGCTGTCTCGAGATCCGGTGGTCGAGGTCATCAGCGTGACGCGCGGCACGGACGACGTGCTGGCGCCCGCCGACTACGAGATCGATGCCAGCGGCAAGGTGCTCTACCTGCTCCAGGACGGCCAGCGGTGCGGCTCGCCGAACTGGTGCTTCGACCACAACTGCCACCCTGACGGGCGCGGCTTCGGCCTGACCGTCGAGTACCGGGCCGGCTACACGCTACCCGGCGGCGACGCCGAATCGACGCTCCCTCCCGACGTCGAGCGCGCGGCGATCATGTCCGTCTCGACCATGCTCTCGTCGCGCGGCCGGGATCCGCTGCTCAAGTCCGAAAACGTCATGGGGATGGGCAGCTTCACCTATGCCACGCCGGCCGCCTCTACGCCCGCGGGCGGGCTCGTGAACGCCGAAGCCCAGGCCCTGCTCTGGCCCTACGTGCGGGCGGTGCTCGGATGAGCCCGGAGCAGGCCATCGCGGCGCTCGACCGCCAGATCGCGCTCCATGGCGACGATGCGCAGCACCAGCGCGGCACCGGCGCGGCGGCGAGCCTGCGCCTCTGGGTCCGGGAATACCTGCCCCAGGAGCTACAGGGTGGCGTCACGCAGGGCGACCGGAAGGTGGTGGTGTCGCCGACCGACGTGGCGAAGGCCGGGCTCTCCGACCTCCGGAAGCTCGACAAGCTGACCATCGCCGGCCGACGCACGAACGTCGAATACGCCAACCCGACCCGGATCCGTGGCGTCGTGGTGCGGTGGGACCTGAACGTCCGGGGCTCCTGATGGCTGGCCGCGTCACCCCGATCGCCCAGGAGTTCGAGCTCCTGGTGCGCGATGCCTGGTCGCCCGAAGCGCAGGCCGGCTACGTGCGCGAGTTCGCCCGGGAGCAGATCGCAGGCGCCGAGGCGCAGAACGAGAAGGCCCTCGGCTACAAGCCGGAGCACCAGCTCTACATCGACGGGACCCAGCGGCCCGACCTCTCGGCGGTGACCGGCAACAGCCGGATCCTGGTCGAATTCGAGATCCTGTTCGACGTGATCGCGCGCGTCGACGAGATGCTGAAGGCGGCCTCGCCGCGCGGCACCCGCACGAAGCTGCCGGGTCAGCGCTACGTCGAGAGCCACCACTGGTTCGCCGACGACCGCGAGTTCACGGACATCGCCAACCCGCCCAAGGCCGAGCAGTACGTCGTCCTGAACTCGCAGCCCTACACCCGGCGCCTGGAGCGCGGGTGGAGCAAGCAGTCGCCGCAGGGCGTCTATCAGGTCGTCGCCGCCATGGCGAAGCGGCAGTTCGGGAACATCGCCTACGTCGGCTTCACCTACCGCTCCTTCCCGCACGGCGCGATCGGCGCATGGTCGGGCTCGGCCTCGGCCCGGAAAATGGCGCGCGAGGTGCGCGGCGGCCGGGCGTCGTTGCACGAGGAATGGCTGACCCGGCAGCCGGCCATCATCATCGACCCAGGCAGAGGCTGACCTTGGCCCACAAGACCGTGATCGATGCCGTCGAGGGCCGCCTCGCCGATCGGTGGAGTTCGCCCGCGGCGATCGCGGCGCGCGTGGCCGCCGGCCTCCCGGAGGCGCCCGTCTACGGCGCCAACACCCCCGAGAGCGCCGAGGTGCCCCAGGACGGCGGCGCCTACCTCGAGGTCCAGTACCCCTATTCCGAGACGGTGCAGGCCACCCTCGGGCGGGTCTACCGCGAGAGCGGGGGCTTCGCGATCTTCGTGAATTTCGAGCGCGGCGGCGGAGCCGAGAAGGCGAGCATTCTCGCCGACCAGCTGGCGACCTTGTTCCGCGATCGGCGCTTCGGCGGCATCCAGACGTTCTCGCCGTCCTCGCCGGTCATCGATGATCGAAATGAAGAGGGGCTCTACTACTCCCTCTCCATAGCCGTTCCCTACGAATACGTCTTTCGCGACGACAATTCGGGCGGCTTCTACGACTGAGGAGCACGGATATGCCGCGATTGACGAACATCAGCAAGCAGAACGTCGAGGTCAAGGTCGGGATCAAGGACGGCGCGGCCCAGCAGGAGGTCATCCGCCCCGGCGAGACCAAGCTCGTGAACTGCGCGAGCGACGATCCCTGGCTGCTCGCCCTCCTGAACGCCAACGCCGTCACCACCGAGGACAAGCGCGTCGCCAAGGCGGTCGAGGCCGCGGCCGCGCCGAGCGCCTGACGCTCCACCACCCCTTCCGACAACCCGCACCACCAGCAACCGGCAGCCGCCGGAGGAGACCACTATGGCCGAAATCGTCACCGCCTCCGGCGCGAAGATCTTCATCGGGCCGGCCGTGACCAGCTCGACCGATACCACGGCCGAATTTGCCGCCCTGACCTGGACCGAGATCGGCCTCGTGGAGAACCTGGGCGAGTTCGGCGACGAGAGCAGCGCCGTCAACTTCACCGCCCTGGGCGACGGCCGCGTGCGCAAGGCCAAGGGCGCTCGCGACGCCGGGATGCTCTCCCTGACCGTCGCCCACGACCCGACCGATGCCGGCCAGGCCGCGCTCGAGGCGGCCGAAGCGACCAACAACAAGTTCGCGTTCAAGGTGGTCTACCCCGATCGTCCGGTCCCGACCGGCACAGACGGCATCGACTACTTCCGCGCGCTCGTCATGTCGAAGCGCAAGAACGTCGGCAGCAACGACAACGTGATCCGGCGCACCTACTCCCTCGGAATTGACAGCCAGATCTTCTCCGTCAACGCGGCCTCGGCCTGATCGACGACAGCAAGGCAGGAGCGCGTAGCGTATGAAGCTCAGGGCCATCAAGGTGAACTCCGCCCGCTCGGAACAGGGCGGGTGGGTCAAGGACATCGCCGGGTTCCCCGGCGTCCGCCTGCTGGTGCGCGGGTTCGAGAGCGAGGCGTTCAAGCTCGCCCTCTCCCGCCGGCAGTTGGCGGTCACGAACGACGACCGCGAGGACGGCAAGCCGGGCGGCGCGGTCAAGCCCAAGGTCACGGAGCGGCTGTTCGGGCTGGCGATGGCCGATGCCATCCTGCTCGACTGGGACGGCATCGAGGGCGAGGACGACCAGCCGATCCCCTACTCGCGCGAGCTCGCGGAGCAGTACCTGACGGACCCCGACTTCCGCCTCTTCCGCGAGGCGGTGGCGCTGGCCGGCACGCTGGTCGAGAGTGAGACGGACGCCCGGGTCGAGGCCGCCTTGGGAAACTCACCCGCTGCCTGAGGTGGCAGATGCACTTCGGCCCGATGCACGCGCACATCGCGCGGCTGAAGGCCGAGGGGCGGAAGCTTCCCGACGGCTACGATGAGCGGCCGGGGATCTCGGCGTTCAACCTGTTCTTCTGGGATGCCTTCTGGGAGCTGAGCACCGAGCGCCCGCTTGGGTTTGGCGCCGAGGGGCGGATTCCCGGGTCGGCGATTGAGGCTTTCGCCGGCCGGGTCGGGATGGTCGACACCGACGAGATCGCGTTCTTCCGCGCGGTGATGCGCGGGATGGATGCCGAGTACCTGGCTCGGAAGCCATGGGTCGCCACCGTCGCGGCCGGCGGCGTCGCGATGAACGACCACAAGGGCCTGCGCGGGCTGCTGCGGCGGAACGCGAAGGCGCCTACCGGCCAGCCCCACGCTGGCCTTCCTGCCAGCGCCTGAGGTCTGCTTCGGCGTCGGCGCGGGACTTGATGCCGGACCGCTTCTCTCCGGTCTCGGTGTTCACGCAGGTGCTTTCCCGCGGGTTGGAGCGCCCGCCGCGCTCCGCCTCGAACCACAGGCCGCCCATGGCCTGCTGCGCCGCGAAGCACGCCTTCTCGGTCTCGAACGGGGCCGAGCCGCTGGTGAGCCCGCCCGCCGGCGAGATCGCCACCCAGAGCAGCATCCACTTCATCGCCGCACCTCCCGGTAGCGCCGTAGCACGGACCCGTGATGGCAACCAACATCGAGACCATCCGCCGGATCACGATCGAGGCCCGGACCGCGGGCGTCGAGCAGGCGAATGCTCGGCTGACCGACACGACTCGGGCAATCGGGACGATGGAGGGCGCGGTCGCGCGCGTCCGGCGATCCTTCGACCCCCTGTTCGCCCCCATGGAGCGGCTGACCGGCGTCGCTCGCACGCTGCAGTTGGCCGTCGCGTCCGGGAACATCTCGCAGGACGAGGCGAACCGGCTCTACGATCTGGCGTCGGCCAAGATCACCAATCTCGGCCGAGCGATGGAGAGCGCCAGCCGGGCGCAGCAGCAGTGGAGCGCCTTGTCTCAGGCGGGCCGGCAGCAGCTGCAGCAGGTCCAGGCGGCGTCCACGCTGTCGGCGGCGAATCGGTCGGCGGCGGAGCGCCTCGGCGGTCTCGGCTACACCGGCGGCTCGGCATTCTCCGATGCGCAGAAGCGGGCCCAGGCCGCGCAGGTCGACCCTCTGGCGGCCGCGCAACAGAAGCGCGACGAGCAGTTGGAGAAGGCGAACGCCGCGCTCAAGGCCGGCGCCATCTCGGAGGAGGCGCACGCCCGATCGGTCGCCTACACCACCGCCACCTACAACGCCCAGGAGACGGCGGTTCGGCGGTTCATCGCGAACACCGACGCCTCGGGCAAGGCCGCGAAGCTCTCCGCCTACGAGCTTCAGAACCTGGGCTACCAGGCCAACGACGTGTTCTCGTCGCTCGCCTCCGGCATTTCGGTCCAGCAGACCCTTGCCCAGCAGGGCCCGCAGATCTTCCAGATCCTGCAGGGGTCGAACGGGGGGCTGAAGGGTGGCATCTCGGCGATCGGCGGCGTCGCGCTGTCGGCGGGGCGTGCTCTGATCGGCTTCGGCGGGGCGCTTGCCGGCACGACAGTAGCGCTGATCGCGGCCGCGGCTGCCGGCAACTCCTACGCCAACAGCATGATGGCCGTGGACCGGGCCGTTGCAGGCCGGGGGCGCGCCTCCGGCTCGACCGCGCAGCAGATCATCGAGACCGCGGCGGCGAACGCCGATGCCGGCAAGGTGTCGGTCCGCCAGGCGCGCGAGATGGCGTCCGAGTTCGCCTCGACCGGGCGAATCGGCTCGGAGATGTACGGCAGCCTGATCCGCACGGCGAAGGACTACGCCGCGACGACGGGCCAGGATCTGCCGACGGCATCGAAGGCGCTGGCCGAGGCCTTCGCGGACCCGGCCGCCGGTGCCAGCGCGCTCAACAAGCAGTTGGGGTTCCTGAACGCGGCATCGGCCGAGAGCATCGAGCGGCTGGCGCGCCAGGGCGACCGGCTCGGCGCGCAGCGGGCGCTCATGGACGCCTACTCGACCAGCCTCACCAAGGCGCGAGACCTCACCTCCGGGTGGGGCGTCGTCACCGAGGCGGTCGGGAGCACCGTCTCGGACATGTGGGACAAGATCGGCAAGGCGGTCGCCAACTCGTTCACCGGGGGCGAGACGCTCGAGGCTCGTCTCACGGAAGCCCGCCGGCTGCTGTCCGAGGCACAGGGGGCGCAGGGTGGTGTCGTCGATCGCCTGACCGGCAACGCCACGAGCGAGGTCCAGCGCCTTCAGGGCGTGATCGGGGGGCTTCAGGCCCAGATCGCGCAGCGTGACGCCCAGAACGCCGCGGCCCGCCGCAACCAGCGCGACATGGAGATCAAGTCGCTGGTCGACGGCTACAACCAGTCCGGCCAGGCGCTGAAGCGGCTCGAGGACGACGCCAAGAACGTCGCCCGGGCGCTGCGTGAGGGCGTGCTGGACCCTGAGGGCCGGTCGCTGCGGACCATGACCTCGCTTCAGGAGGCGGCGCGCCAGATCAAGTCGGACATGGCCGCCGGCGGCGCGGCCTACGCGGACGCGGTGCGGGCGGCCGGGTTCGAGAACCGGAACGTCGGCACCACCGGCGTTGCCCTTCAGCGCGCCCAGATCGAGGAGCAGGCCCAGAACAAGGCGCTTGCGGCGACGCGCGACACACAGGACGCCTCCGAGCTGTTCGCGAAGCTCCAGTCCATTGAGATCGAGCGCGTCACGCGCCTGAACACGCTCCTGAAGGAGACCGAGAACCAGGCGGCCAACGCTGGTGGCGCGCTGGCTCGGGTCAGCGGCAGCCTGCGGGAACAGATCATCGGCGCCGCGCGCGGGTCGGTGACGCCCGGCATCATCGCCGGCATCGCGGGCAAGGAGAGCTCGAATAATCCCAACGTCGGGTTCTCAAAGTCCCTCGGCGAGGACGGCCGCCCGTCGTCCGCCTATGGGCTCGGCCAGATCACGAAGGGCACGGCCGAGGAGGCGGTGCGCCGGGGCTACCTGCCCCAGGGCTTCGACCGGACCGACACCTCGACGATGGCGCAGGGAATCGCCGGCGTCCTCGCGATGAAGATCGATCAGGCAGGCGGCGACGTCACTGCCGGTCTGATGGCCTACCGCGGGTCGAAGGACCCGGCCATCAACCGCGCCTATGCCGCCGAGGTGATGCGCAAGGCAGGCCAGTTCGGCGACGTGTCCAGCACCGGACTGGTGAAGGACCAGGACGCCCTCAACCGCAACCAGCGCGACGCGGCGGAGAACCTGAAGAACCTCACCAGGAACTACGGCGAGAACGGCGCGGCGCTCGAGATGGAGGCAGCCCGCCGGCAAAAATACAACGAGCTCCTCGACCGCGGCGTGCCGGCGGCGGAGGCTGCGTCGATCGCCTTCTCGGGCATGACCGACAAGATCGTGCAGCTGGGACGCTCCGCCAAGGAGATCCAGTTCCAGCGCGATCTCGAATTCGAGCGGGCGCAGTTGGGCCGCTCCAGCCTCGACCAATCCGTCTACAGCCAGGTCCGCAGCCGGTACGGCGACACCACGAGCGCCGAAGCCCAGGGCGCGATCGGGAGCCTGCGCGAACTCGGCATGATGAAGGAGGCGCGCGGCGCCTTCCAGGACACGTTCGGCGGGGTCGTGTCGAGCCTGAGCCGGGGCTCGACCGCGGCGCAGGCTTTCTCGCAGGCGCTGAGCCGGCTGGGCGACAAGCTCATCACCATGGGCACCGACGCCCTCGGCGGCGTGCTCTTCGGCGGCGGCAAGAGCGGTGGCGGCGGCATCTTCGGAGGCCTGCTGGGTGGATTGCTCGGCGGGGGCGGCGGGAGCGGCGGCCTCGACATCGGCGCCACGTCCTGGATGCCGAAATTTGCAGACGGCGGGATCATGACGAGCGAGGGCGCGCTCCCGCTGCACCGCTATGCCACCGGCGGCATCGCGAACACGCCCCAGGTGGCGCTCTTCGGCGAGGGACGCGGCCCGGAAGCCTTCGTGCCGCTGCCCGACGGCCGCAGAATCCCGGTCTCCATGACCATGAGCGGCGCGCCGGCGAACGGAAACGGCCCCAGCACCTTCACCGACGCCCGCGCCTACCAGATCGATGCGCGCGGTGCACAGGCGGGGGTCGCCGACCAGATCGTGAACGCCATCAAGGCCTACGACCAGGAGAAGACCCGGAACCAAGCCGCCGATCGCGAGGCATATCGCCGGATGGAGGGCTGATGCCGGCCTATCCCGATCTCGTCCGGCAGATCCAGCAGGGCCGAAGCGTCAAGCGGGCGATCCTGGCGCGGCTGGACTTCGCCTCTGGCACCGAGCGCTACTGGCTGGGCTTCGGCGATCTCGCCACGCTGGACCCGTTCGCGGCGAACCCGAGCACCGCGAATCGCATCGTGTGGAAGGGGCTCGGGCAGCTCGGTACGATCTCGGATGTCGATCGGGCCCTGACGACGCCGACCCCAACGACCCTGGGGCTGTCGGGCGTCGATGCCACCCTGGCGGCCCGCGCCATGCGGGCGAACGACGAGGTGAAAGGCCGCCCGGCCCGGATCTTCGAGCAATACTTCGACGCCGAGACCTCTCAGGTGGTCGACATCCCCGTGATCCTCGCATCCGGCGTGATGGACCGGACCCAGATCCAAATCACCGGGCCGACGACATGCACCATCTCCGTGCAGATGACCTCGCTGCTGTTCCGGCGGCGCCGGCCGGCACAGGCCTACCTCTCGGACGCCACGCAGCAGATGCTGCACCCGGGGGACAACGGCGCGCGATCGATCCCGCTGCTCACCCACAAGACCGCGAACTGGCCCGTCTACTGATGGCGCACATCATGGCCGAGGCCGCCGAGCCGTTCCGCCGGCCGGACCACGACTGCGTGGGCTTCGTGTGCTCGTGGCTGCTGAAGGCCGTCGGCATCGATCCTGGGGCGCACCTGAGGTCGTACAGCGGCCTCGCGGCGGCGGAGCGCATCATCCGTGCTCACGGAGGCTTCTTGCCACTGTGGGCCTCCTGCATGGCTTCTGCGGGGTTCCGGGAGACGGCAGCGCCGCGCCTCGGCGACGTGGGCGTGGTGATCGACGCGGCCGGCCAGGAGGTCGCTGCGATCCGCGCGCGCAACGCCTGGGCGGGTAAGAGCGCCGCCGGCGTCCAGATCGAGAATTTCCCGATGCTCGCCGCCTGGAGCCTCGCCCGTGGCTGAGGTCATCGGCGCAGCGATCATCTCTGCCGCCACCGCGGCGGAGATCGGCGCGGCTGTCGGCGTCTCGGCGGCTGTGGTCACCACGGCGGTCGGCTCCGCTGCGATCATCGCGGGCGGCGCCGCGCTGAACCTGATCGCGTCGTCGCTCACTGACGATCGGCAGAAGCAGGCGGCGACCCAGTTCTCAAGCCAGCAGCCCATGCCGTCCCGGCAGCGGTCCTATGGTCGGGTGAAGGTCGCCGGGCCGCGCGTGGCCTACGGCGTGATCGGCGGGGCCTTCTGCTACGGGCTCTACCACGGCGAGGGCCCGTGGGACGCCATCGAGGAATGGTGGCTCGACGACATCCAGATCTCGTTCCCGGCCGGCAGCCTCGGCGGCAGCGTTCCGAACGTGCCGTGGCGCGGGTACGTGTCGATCGATAGTCGGCTCGGCACGGTGCCCCAGGCCGCATCGGGACTGCTCTCCGGCCTCGACGGCTACGACGCCAGCTATCGCCTCGACGGGTGTGCGTTCAGCGCGGTGCAGAGCCGGTTGCCGCCCGAGAAGAAGTTCAAGGCATACTACCCGAAGCAGACGTGGAGCGAACTTCGCGTCACAGCTCGGACGCAGAAAGTCCGCGACGTGCGCGACCCTGCGCAGACCGAGGATCCGGCGACTTGGAAATTCACCGATCGCAGCGGGCCGAACATCTATGACTTCCTGACCCATCCTCTCTGGGGGCTGCGCATCCCCCACAGCATGATGAACACGGCCAAGTGGGCGGCCTTCAACAGCCTGTGCGACGAGGTGTTCACCGACAAGGCGGGCAACCCGGTCAACCGCTACAGCCTCGGCGGCACCTACCAGCTCACCGACGATCCGGCCGACACGCTCAACGCGATGCTGTCGACCTGCGATGGCACGCTGAGGCTTGAGGCGGACGGCACGATTGGGATCACCGGAGGCAAGTTTCCGACCCCGACCGTCACCATCACCGATCCCGCCATCCTGGCGATGCAGATCAACGTCGGCGGGTCGCGCTATTTCGAGTTCAATCGGCTCAAGCTCTCGTTCGTCTCTCCGCCCCACGATTACCAGCAGGTCGAGGGACAGGCGTGGGACGACGCGACGGCGCAAGCCGCCAGCGGCGAGTTGATCGAACAGGACTTCGCCCGTCCTTGGGTCCAGAACTACAACCAGTTGCGGCGCCTCGCAAAAATCGCGATGGCGAAGGGCAACCCGGACCTCAAGATCACCGGGCTCGTCACCGACCTGTCTGCGGCGCCAGCCTTGTTCGAGGACAGCGTGCGCCTGATCCTCTCGGATCTCGGCATCGACGCCGTGTTCCTCGTGATGCGGGCGGTGGCGAACGTCGAAGCGGGCACCTGCACGTTCGACTTCGCGAGCTTGGACCCGAGCGCCTACAGCTTCGACCCCGCGACCGAGGAAGGCACGGCGCCTACCCTCCCGGGCGCCCAGGCCGCCGAGGGGCCGCCGGCCGATCCGCAGGGTCTGACCGTCTCGGTCGAGCGCAAGCCAGTGAGCGGGTCGACCAACGCCACCTTCCTGCGGCTCACCGCGACGCCGGCCGATCGCCAGGACTACTCTCTGATCGGCCGCTATCGGCTCCAGGGCGACACCGACTGGACCGAGATGGCCCAGGACACCGACGACCAGTGGTCGCTCGTCTCCGGGGTCCTGAACGACGGCGCGGTCTACGAGGTACAGGGTGCGGTCGCGAGCTACGGCCGGGCCCGGGTGAGCAACTACTTGGCTGCGGACGGATCGCCTATCACCGCCACGGCCGACACGAACAGCCCCGGCCCGCCCACGGGCGTCGTCGCCAACGGCGGGTCCGGGCAGGCCTCCTACGCTTTCACCATGCCGAACAGCGCCAATGCGGCGCGGGCCGCGGTCTATCGCAACACGGCGGACAACCTGCGGACGGCAACGCTGGTGCGGACGCACAACGCTTCGCCTTCGCAGTCGATCGACGGCACGATCACGGGGCTCGCGCCTGGCACCTATTACGTCTGGGTCCGCGCACTGAACGCCTCGGGCTACCCGGCTCTCCCGAGCAACCCTGCCACCCCGGACCCTGATGCGTCCAGCACGGTCCGGGCGCCGAACCCGGTGACGGTGACCTGATGGCCGATCTGATCATCCCGCCCGTGCTGGAGGCCCGTTCGGTCGCGTGGATGCTGCGCAACACCAGCCGGGGCGGCGGCGCCAGCACCACCGGCCAGGAACAGGTCGTCGCGTCGCCGACCGGCCGCTGGACCGCCAGCGTGACGTTCAACGTGTTCTCGGGCGGTGAAGACGCGGCAGTGCTGGCCTATCGCTCCCTGATCCGCCGAGGGCGCAGCGCGGTGTTCGCCGTGCCGCAGTACGACGATCGCGGGCCGGGGAGCTACGCCGGCCTGTCTCTGCCGCGCCAGGGTGTACCCCACAGCGACGACAGTCCGTTCGCGGACGGTTTCGGCTACTCACAGCGGCTCGCGAGCGCGTCGTTTGCCGGACCGGTCGCTCTCAATGCGACCCAGATGCAGATCGTCATCGGTACAGGGCTGATCCTGACCGAAGGCATGCGGTTCTCCACGCCCGACCATCGCCTCTACGAAATCGACGAGGTGCTGGGATGGGATGGGGGCAACCATTGGGCCGTGAGCATCGCGCCGTGGACCCGAGCGGCATATGCGACCGGGACCGAATTGAACTTCGACACTCCGCTCTGCCGGATGCGCCTTGCCACCGATGATACCGGTATGCTGAGCGTGTCCACCCGCTCTTTGAGCAATCCGACAATCGAATTCGTCGAAGCCTTCTAGGCCGGCAGATCTTCCTTAAATCTAGACGGACCTGACGCATGGCTTTCACCCAGCGCGCGGCAACGATTTGGCGCGACTACATCGTTCCGCTCAATCCGCTGTCCGGCATTTACAAGCCGGAAAAGCCCCTGATCCGCCAGTGGGGCAAGGAGATTGAGGATCAGCTTGCGGCGCTCGCGGCTGCGGCCGGGTTCGATCCGTCGATCATCACGGATCTCCGCGATGACGTCGACGCGGAGATCATCCGCTCGACGACCTTCGACGCCGGCCTCGCTACGCGCTCCCGCGCCGCCTTCACCCGCCCCCGCCGAACGACCGGCCAGTCCTACCCCCGCAACGGAGTTTTCGAGGCCTGGGCGGCCGTCTTTACGCCGACCCGGGACGTGCCGGCCGCAGCATCGTTCACGACCTGGATCCAGGGGCTCGGCGCGTCACCGCAGATCGAGAAACTGCAGCTGCAGGTCTACCGCGTGCCCGTCGCGTCGGTGGACACCTCGCCCCCCGGGTCGGGCGATCTGGTCTACCCGCTCACCAGCTATGACATCGCGGCCGTCTTGGATGACCCTCCGCACCCGACGCGCGTGCAGCGGGTGGTCCTGCCCACCCCGGGTCTCGGACAGCTTCGCAAGGGCTTCTCCTACGTCTACACGCTCTATGCGCTCCTGGCGGGTGATACGCCCTCGGCGTTCGGCATCGCGCAGGGCGAGCCCGTTTCGGGCAGTGCTCCGCGCGATTACGGGTGGGTGCGGGTCAACGGCAGTTGGGGCGGTGTCAACGGCGCGCCGATCGCCTTCGAGGTCGCCGAGAGCGTAGGGGCGCCCGACGGCAATCTGGACGGGCCGCTCATCGAACGCGTCTCGGCCGTGGGGCAGCAGCCGCTCTACTGGACCGGGCTGAGCGCCCTCATCCCGGAGCTGCGCCTCGACCACGGCCGCTCGACAGTCATCGTCGCCGACAAGGCGGCCGGACGGTATCAGCTCGTCGGCTTCGGCCGGCCCGGCGCCGTGACGCGCACCATGACGCTCCCTATCCAGGCTGCTCGCCTCGGACTCGGCCACGAGTACGTGCGCAATGTCAGCGTGGTTCGGGACAGTGACGGCGCTTCGCAGACCGAGGGTGTCGATTACGTCGTCGATTACACCACGGGCGAGATCTACAACCCGAACGCCGGATCCGGGAACGTCGTATCCCGCATCACTTATACGGCGGACCAGACCCGCTACGACGTGCTGTACATGGATCCCAAGACGGGAGCGCTCGGGTCGGCTGCCGGCGCCGAGCGAGGCAAGGACGTGGCCGAGTACGTGCCCGACCCTCCGTTGGGCGTGATCCGCCTCTACCACGTCTACGTGACCGCGGAGCACGGGATCACCCTCGTTCCGATGTACGAGCACCGGAACGGCGTCCGGGTCGGCGCCGAGGGAGAGCACCTGTCGTGGCTCACCGACATGCGGTCCAGACTGTCGGGCCTGCGCCGCAAGATGCGAGCCGGAGAGACCATCACGATCTGCCAGGTCGGCGACAGCATCCAGGCGCAGGGCGGCCAGGCACCGAGCCAGTACACCACCCCGAACGGACCGAGCCGAGACAACCCGAACATCTACTTCGCGGGCACCGGCGTAGGCGACGACTTCCTCTCGAGCCTGCCCCGCTACGATCACGGCGACGGTGACGGGCCGATCCATATGCACGTCGGCTGGGTCTGGCACCTGAAAGCCGCGATCGAGGCGTGCTCGAACTCGACCGTGATCATCAAAAATCTGGCGGTCGGGGGATCAACCGCAGGGCAGACGCTGCCCGGTGGCAATTCACCCGAGATGCTGGCCGCCTATCAGGCTGCGAACGCCGACATCTACCTTTGCAACTTCGGGATGAACCAAGTCGGTGACACTGCGCTCGAAACCCAACTCATCTCGTTGTTTCGCACCCTTCGCAGCTACGGCGGCGAGGTGATTGACATGCCGGTCGTCCTCACCCCGCAGATCGGACAGATCACCGACCTGTCGGAC